AATTTGCAAAGAATCACTGCCCCCGCAGTACCCTTATGACGTTTATGGTGGTGAGAGACTGATAAAATTAACAGATTTTGATGATCGAGTGGATGTTGTGCCCGCTGCAGACCCAAATATCTTCTCAATGGCACAAAGAGTGACGCTTGCACAGACACAATTGCAAATTGCGCAGTCAGCACCGCAGCTTCACAACGTTTATGAAGCATTTAGACGTGTATATGAAGCCTTAGGCACAAAAAATATTGATACAATACTAAAAGCACCTGATATTCCGCAACCACAGGACCCAGCAAGAGAAAATGCGGAGGCTTTGAAGATGCAAATACTAACAGCGTTCCCAGATCAGGACCACGATGCACATATTGCGTCCCACTCTGCATTTATGCAGACTAGAATGGTTCAAATTAATCCACAAGTTTACGCTTTGCTACAATCACACATATCGGACCACGTAAGTTTCAAAGCTACGAATGAAGTTAATGCTTTAGTGGCACAAGATCCAAATATGTTACAGCTTGCTCAAGTAAATCCTCAACAATTTAAAAAAATTATTGATGGTATGATAGCAAAAAGAATCGCTGAGCTTACACAACAGTTAGCGATGCAGGAAAAAATGGCTGGTAATATGAATAAGGACCCATTAGTACAATTAAAACAACAAGAAATAGATTTAAGAGCCCTAGATCTACAAAGAAAAGCACAAGAATCACAAATGAAGGAGCAAGGATTAGATCGTAGACAAGAAGCTGATCTTGCATTAGACTTAGAAAAAATACAGCAATCAAAAGCTGCACAAGAAGATAGACTTGAGGTTGCTAAAGAAAAACTTGAAATACAAAGGAACAAATAATGCCGCTAAAAAAAATATCTAAAGGAGCAGTGCCCGATAAAGAATTCGATGCTTATAAAAAAAATTTAAAGTTTATGAAAAAACAACAAGAAGAAAAAAGATTAAGAGAACAAATGAACAAAGATAAAAAAAAATTAAAAGAAAAAAAATTAGGCATAGCTGTTAAAAGAGGTGGCATGGCAAAACTACCAAAAGGATTGCAAGCTTACATTAAAAAAAGGAAGAAGAAATGAGAAATTCAGGAGGAGTAAAGTCTGGTCCACCACCATTGAGTGGTCCGAACCCTCAAGTGCCTCCTGTCAAATTAAAGAGGGGTGGTTGTCCTCACAGAGAGGTTGGTGCTCAAAGTGACATCAAAGGAATCAGTAGGATTCAAATTAGAGGCAAAAAATTTATCGGAACAAAATAAATTAATTTTTCTTGCTGGAGTATTCGAGGGCGAGGGAAATTTTGGTCTCCATAAAAGCGGTCAACTAAAATCAAAAGAATTTGTTATGCAAGTTGAGATGCGTGATCAAGATGTGGTCATGATGTTTCAAGAATATTTTAGAGTTGGTTCAGTATCGTTTCAGGCTAAACGACAAGAGCATTGGAGTGATACTTATAAATGGAGAGCTAAGGGTGTTAAAGCATTTCAGGTCTTAGAAAAAATTGTTCCCTACCTCTGTAAAAGACGTAAGGAACAATTTAAGAATATTGTTAAAGAATTAGACTCTTAATCCTTAACAACTATTCTACCTGTCTCTCTATCCTTAGGATAATAACCCTCCCAGTTAATTTCGTTTTGAGTATTTTTTAATTTTTCAATCATTGCTTCTTCAAAATCTACATGCCAATAATAAGTATAAGGATGTAGTTTTCTATCTTCATTTAAAGCAATTGGTTTAGGACCCATACCAGGCACTATGACACCCAATTTTCTTTTTGGATTATTCATATCCTGCACTTGAATCTGAACATCAACAAAATATTCAGCAGAGTAATATGGGTTCTCTCTTTTAGGACCAACCTTGGTTACTTTTACTAAATAATTACCAGCTGCCTCATCAGCTAATAATTTATTTATTTTTTCTAAGTTAATCATTTGAAACCTCCTATGTTAAAATTAACTTGGGAGTATTATATCAAATCCCATATTTGATTCAAGCTTTATTATTTGTTATATATCAAAGAAAATAGAAGGAGATTTTTATGGCTTGGTTTAGTTTAGCAAAAGTTGCTATCAATGCAGGGACTCACATCTTCAAAAAAAGACAAGAAACAAAAATGGCAATGGCCGATGCACAGCACATGCACGCTAAAAAAATGGCGGATGGACAGGCAGAGTACCAGGGCAAACTTTTAGAAGCCCGTCAATCGGACTGGAAGGACGAATTTATTTTATTGATTCTCTCTGCGCCCGTGGTGGTTCTTGCCTGGGCGGTCGTAAGTGAGGATCCAGCAGCTATGGATAAAGTAAAATTATTTTTTGAATATTTCTCTCAACTGCCGACCTGGTTCACGAATCTTTGGATTCTTGTCGTGGCGAGCGTGTATGGTATAAAGGGAACTCAAATATGGCGTAATGGTAAAAAATGAGGCAAAAATTAATAGACGCTTTAAAGGCAAAGTATAAATCAGATATTTCAGGTGGTGAGGCTACTTTACATATATATCTTACAAATCCAGTAGGAATAGGTGAGCATCCTCAGCACTTGGAGGAATGTGATAAGCAAGTAGAAAAAATAGCTACTGCAAAAGAAAAGTTGGCAGTTTTAGAAGATTTATTGTATTAATTGCAATAAATGGATGTAACAACAGTACAAATAATTCTAAGAGAAATAGAAAAAAGTATTGCAAGAAAAAAAGAGCAACTTATCTACAGTGTTGACAGTATTGAAAAATTAAATTATTGTCGAGGACAAATCAGTTCATTAGAAGAACTGCTTCAGGTGATACGAAACCTGCTGAACAAAGAGGATATAGAATATGACGACCTTGGTAAAACCTGACGGGTCAAAGATAAAAGACACAGATACTAAAGTTAACATCCCTACAGATAAACAAAAAATTTCAAGTATGTTGGATAAGTTACCAAATCCAACTGGTTGGAGAATATTAGTCAGACCTTATGTGCCACCAAAGAAAACAAAAGGTGGAATACATTTAGCTGATGAGACACAAGAAAAAATTACTGTCGCTTCTGTATGTGCTTTAGTTATGAAAGTTGGTCCTCTTGCGTACAAAGATAAAATTAAATTTCCTGATGGCCCTTGGTGTAAAGAGGGTGAATGGGTTATGTTTGGTAAGTATGCTGGTTCGAGGTTCAACACAGAAATTGGTGAAGTAAGAATTCTAAATGACGATGAGATAATAGGGACAATAAATGATCCTGCTCATATCACTACTAATTTTTAAGGAGGACAAATGGAAACAGTAGAGCAAAAAGAAATAAAAAAAGAACCCGAGGTAGATTTAGATTTAGATGGTGTTCAAGAAACACAAATAGATCTAGATGATAAAACCGAAGATAAACATCCTAGTGAAATAAAAAAAGAAGATGTTGATTTAGGTTACACAGATGTAAATTTAAAATCAGAAGAAAAAGCTGAGATTAAAAAAGAAGAAGCAACTGATAATACCGAGATAGAAACAAAAGAAGAGCAGGCACTAGACAAAAAGGACGATCTTTCAAAGGTTAGTGATAATGCTCAAAAAAGAATTAAAGAATTAACTTATAAATATCGAGAGGCTGAGAGAAGAGAAAAAGCTGCGCTTGAATATGCAAAAGGTCTGAAGACAAAATATGAGGACGTTAATGCAAAGTATCAAAGCACAGATGAGGAATATTTAAAACAATATGATGCTCGAATCGATGCTGAACGTGATAAAGTTAAACGTCAGTTAAAGGACGCACTGGATACACAGGACACTGAAAAAGTCATGGAAGCCAATGATGCTTTAACAAAACTAGCTGTAGAAAAGGAGAAAGTAAGAATATCTTTATCTGAAAAGGAACAACTTAAAAAGGATAAAGAAAAAGAAGTAAAAACTCCTGAACCTACAATAAATCAACAAATAAACGAACAAGCAGCTCCACAAAAAATTAGCCCAAAAGCGCAAGCATGGGCTGAGAAAAATGAGTGGTTTGGCAATGATCGTATAATGACATCAGCGGCAATGTCTTTGCATGACGAATTAGTCGGGCAGGGGTTTGACGCAGAGACAGATGACTATTATAATGAAATCGACAAACGTTTGAAGGATTACTTCCCTCAAAAATTTGAAAAAGATGAGACTACTGAAACTACCAACAAACCCGTCCAAAATGTTGCTGGGGTCTCTCGTAAACAGGGAGGACGCAGATCTGTGAAACTCACCAAATCACAGGTAGCTATTGCTAAAAAATTAGGGGTGCCACTAGAGGAATACGCTAAGTTCGTGAAGGAGGATAAATGACAGATAAAATAGATAGAACTTCACGCCAGTCCAATTCTAGAGAACAATCTACTAGAGCTAAAAGTTGGACTTTACCATCCAGTTTAGATGCACCTGCTGCACCTAAAGGTTTTATCCATAGATGGATTAGAACTGAGGTAGCTGGTTTTGAGGATACATCAAATGTATCTAAAAAACTTAGAGAGGGTTATGAATTTGTAAGAGCGGACGAATATAAGGACGAGATTACAGAAAAAGCATATCCTGTCATAGCTAAAGGAGAGTATCAGGGGTGTATAGGAATTGGGGGCCTTGTACTGGCAAGGATACCAGAAGAGGTTTTGAAGCAACGCTCTGAGTATTTCGCAAGAATGACTCAGGACCAAATAAACGCTGTGGACAATGACCTTATGAAGGAGCAGAACCCTGCGATGCCGATCAATATTGATCGTCAAAGTAGAGTAACCTTTGGTGGTGGTCGTAAAGGCAATTAATTAGCTATAACTACCATTGAGGTTGGTAAATTAACAACGTTAAAAAAAGGGAAACAACAATGGCAAACACACTAGAAAAGTTTGGTCTAAGACCATACAGAAAACTAGACGGCACGCCTTTAGTAGGAGCTCAAAACAGATATAAAATTGCAAGTGGTTACGCTACTGCAATTTTCCAAGGTGATCTGGTAGTACCAGTAACTGCGGGTGGTATTGAAAGACACACTGCCAATACTTCAAATCATGTTGTGGGCGTTTTCAACGGTTGTTTTTACACAGACCCTACAACGCAAAAGCCAACCTTTTCAAACTCATACCCTGGTGGAATCGCTGCAAGTGACATAACTGCATTTGTTGTTGATGATCCAGATGCTGTGTTTTTGATTAATGCGGATGCAACTTTTGCTCAAGCGGACTTGTTTAAAAACTATTCGTTAACAAATGCTACAGGCAATACTAAAACAGGAATATCTGAAGTACAACTAGATGTCTCTGTATCAGGAACTAATGCTTCATTTATGATTCAATCAATGGACATTTCACAAGATCCTAATAACAGTGACACTGGGAATGCTAATGCTAACATTTTAGTTAGAATTAACAGACATTTCTATAGACATCAAACAGGTATCTAATAAAGGAGAATAATTATGGCGATATCAAGATCACAACTAGTCAAAGAACTAGAGCCAGGTTTGAATGCTTTATTTGGCCTGGAATATAATCGGTATGAAAATCAACATACTGAAATATACACTCAAGAATCTTCAGACAGAGCGTTTGAGGAAGAAGTAATGCTAACTGGTTTTGCTGGTGCTCCAGTAAAACAAGAAGGTGCTGGTGTTGTATTTGATCAAGCAACTGAATCTTTCACTGCTAGATATACACACGACACTATCGCATTAGCTTTCTCAATCACAGAAGAAGCTATTGAGGACAACCTGTATGACAGACTTGCATCGAGATACACAAGAGCGCTTGCAAGATCAATGTCAAACACAAAACAAATCAAATCTGCAGCAGTGCTTAACCAAGCACAATTTACAGCAGTTACTGGTGGAGACGGTGTACCGCTTATAGCGAATAACCACCCACTAGCATCTGGAGGTCAATTCTCAAATGTATTGGCTACAGCAGCTGATTTGAACGAAACATCACTAGAGCAATCTTTGATTGATATAGCAGGTTTCGTAGATGAGAGAGGATTAAGAATTGCTCTTCAGGGACAGAAAATGATAATTCCAAAAGAATTACAATTTACTGCTGAGAGATTAATGAAATCACCTCTTAGAACTGCGACTGCGGATAATGACATCAATGCATTGAGATCAATGGGTATGTTACCACAAGGATATGTAATCAATAACTTCCTAACGGATACTGATTCATTCTTTATCATGACTGATGTACCTAACGGTTTCAAACATTTTGTTAGAAGCCCAATCAAAACTGCAATGGAAGGTGACTTCGATACAGGAAACGTTAGATTTAAAGCTAGAGAAAGATACTCATTTGGATTTAGTGATCCAAGATGTGTATTTGGTAACGGAAATCTACCAACTAGTTAATAATTAGTACACGTTATTAATAAGGGGCGGTGTTCACATCGCCCCTTTTTTTATGTATAATATTTAAACCTAGAAAAATTTAATTATGCAGACTGGCTAGGCAGACGGTATAGAGACTGCATAAGTAACGCTATACAGGAGGATATTATGGCAACAACTACATTTTCTGGACCAGTAAAAGCTGGGACAGTAAGAGAAGGAGCTAGTGCAAATACAGGATTTGTATCTATGGCTCAATCAGCAGCAGTAACAGAAGTAAATGCTTTTGGAACTACTGAAATTATAATCCCAGCAGGATCACAAATCACAAACATTTATGTTTTGGTAACAACTGCGTTTGACAATGGTACAAACACAATTGATGTTGGAACTTCAGCAGACACTGATTTATTTGTTGATGGTTTGACTGTATCATCTGTGGGTAATCACAGAGTTGGAGCAGCACAAACAGGAACTGAAACTAGTTGGAAAAATACTGGAACAAGTGATACAACTATAGTTTTCATTTCACCTGGATCTGGAAACGGTGCTGGTATTTTAACAGTTGAGTATTTGCAAAACAGAGCACTCGCTTAATAGGAGGATAAATGGCAGCTAAAACTGACATACAGGCCACTAGATCCGATGCGGCTGCAGGCACAACTGCAATTATTGCAGCACCCGTAAGACTTAGAGGTATTATAATTGCTTCAAGTGGTGGTGGTGCAGGAGTTTTAGAATTAACAACTACATCAAATACAGGAACAACTTTATTTCAAGCAGACGTTCCTACAGGAGATGTAATTAATTTTAATTTTCCAGAAGACGGTATTCTGTTTCCTAAAGGTATATTTTGCAAAACAAAAACTCATGTTGCAGCTTATACACTTTTAACAGATAAATTTTCTGGGCCTAACTTAACTACAACAAACGGATAATAAATGCCTGGTGGTGCTTCATTTATAAGTGACCAAAAGGTTCTACAACAGGACACGACCACGGGTGCTATGATGCACACGGGTCGTGCCCGTATTACTAGTATACAAACTAAGGGACACAGTAACGGTAGTGTTGCATTTCACGATGTAACTTCAACTGGTGCTATAGCCTCTGGTAATAAATTAGTTGAGTATAAATTTGGAACTGAAGGATTAGATTTTTATTTTCCAGGTTCTGGAGTTTTATTTAAATCAGGTATCGCAGTAGTGTTATCAAATTCTGGTAGTACAACAATAAGTATTACAGGTTAATGAAATTAGGAATTCAAATTAAAGGTTTAGGAAAAGCCATCAAAAA